ATGGACACCTTCTTCACTGCCAACCAGATGTTTGCCTCGTCCATCGCCACCCCGCCAGGCCACAACCAGCCGCTGCTGGGCTCCTATCCGATGGGACTCCATCTGCGCAGGACGAACAACGTTGAGTCACAGCTCGTTATGGGGTGGGGGCCTCAGGGCGCCCTGGGCTTCCGCCTGAAAACTGACATCACTACCTGGGCAGCTTGGCGCAAGGTCTACGACACTGGGAACCTGCTCGGCACGGTTTCCCAGGTGGGCGGCGTGCCGACTGGTGCGGTCATTGAGGCGGGAAGCAATCCAAACGGCGCCTATGTGAAGTTCGCCGACGGGACGATGATTTGCACGCTGTCCATCACCGTGACCGACCAGAGCATCAGCGATGCATATGGAGCGATCTTCCAAGGATCCCGGTCCTGGGTCTTCCCGATGGCTTTTATCGCGGCTCCGGTCGTGACCTGCGGGACCTTCAAGTGGGGGAGTGCTGCCAGTTGGGGCGGGACGAGCGGCGCAGCTTCCACCTCCGGCGTTTCGCTACGCGGCTGGGATTACTTCACCAGAGCGAGTGGAACCTCCACTTACATTTCTGCCATCGCGGTAGGGAGGTGGTTTGCATGAAAATTATTCTCAGCCCTCAACGCCGTGACGACACCCTGATTGCGGTTAAGTCGGGGGATGTCCTGACGCTTAATTCCGTGCGGTTTGACCTTTCGCCGATTGGGGAGGGCGACACGCTGCCTTTTGATGCCATTCATTCCCAGTGGTTGCCCGGTAACATCGAGCGTCTGAATGGGGAGCTGACCCTGACGCTGCTATTCCCCAATCCCAGCAATTACAGCCAGGCCCAGGCCTTTCCATCGCCGCTGCTGAACGTGCCCGACGGGGTGGTGGTTTTCCCCGAGCCCGAGCAGGCGGATTACGTCGCGCCTCAACCTGATCCATCCGACCTGATCACAGACGGCGTGATCGACTGGTCCAGGCTGGTCACCAAAGAAATGAAGGACGCTGCGATCCTGGCTGCTCAGCTTTCCACGGTGAAGTCAGAGCTCGCCGAGCGCAATACCCGGGCTGCCACACAGATCTCACGCATACAGGATCGCATTGAGACATTGGGCTACGGCATCGAAATAGGGGAGGCGACACCCGAGGAAGAGGCAGAGCAGGCCGCCCTGGTCGCGCCGCTGAAAGCCTGGAAGGTCTACAAGTACGCCTTGGGCAAGGTCACCACGCAACCTGGGTGGTTCGACTCCCCGGTCTGGCCTGCAGAGCCGCCCATCCCTGAAATCATCGCCGCGCCGATGCTGGCCGCCGCCGAATCGATCTGACCCGCGCTGCACACCGCAACCCGCCATCGAGCGGGTTTTTTATTGTCTGGAGAAAACTTATGACTGTTTCCGAAAGGGACCGCGACATTCTGGCCCGCACCTTGTGGGGCGAGGCCCGCGGCGAAGGCTTGGCCGGCCAGATCGCCGTGGCCCACACCATCCGCAACCGTGTGAACGACGGCAAGGACCGCTCGTGGTGGGGCGAAGGCTATGCCGGCGTCTGCCTGAAGCCCTACCAGTTCAGCTGCTGGAACAAGAACGACCTGAACTATCCCTACCTGAGCGGCGCCAAGCCGATCCCTCCGAAGCAGTTCGCCCAAGCGCAGCGGGCGGCCGACCTAGTGATTTCCGGCGCCGAGCCTGATATCACGAAGGGCGCGACTCACTACTATGCCACGACCATGCCGAAGGCTCCGGCCTGGGCGGCCAAGGCCACGCAGACCTTGCGGCTGGGCAATCACGTGTTCTTCAAGGATGTGCCATGAATCCCGTGGGCATGAAGGCCTGGGCCGTCGGCGCGCTGGCGCTCGTGCTGCTCGCTGTGGTCGGGACATGGAAGGTTCAGGACTGGCGCATGGGCAAGAAGATGGCAGAGCAGGCCGGCTTGTACCAGGCCGACCTTGCCGCCATCAGCAGCGCCGCAGTCGCCCAGGCCCGCGTCGAGCAGGATAAGCGCCTGAACCTGGAACAGCGGCTGTCGGCCAGCGAACAATCCCACTACAAGGAACTGAGCGATGCTCAAACCACTCAAGATCGCCTGCGCGATCGCATTGCCACTGCTGATTTGCGGCTGTCAGTCCTCCTCGAGGATCCAGCCAGTTGTAACGCAGTGCCTGCCACCGCCGGCACCGTCGGCATGGTTCATGGAACCCGTCGAGCCCAACTTGACCCAGCGCATGCTCAAAGAATTGTCGCCATCACCGACGACGGCGACCGGGGGTTGATCGCGCTGAAGGCTTGCCAGGCGTATGTCAGGGAGTTGCATCAGCGATAGGTCGGATCCTCTCTATCACCTTGGGCGGGGGCTCGGGATTATGTCATCGGGGAGCCTATCCCCTTCATAAACCTTGAGCTGACGATGCAGCTCGGCGATAAGCGTGCTATTTGCAACGCGCTCACCATTCGACCTATTCATCAGTTCGACATATCGAAGGTGCTCGGAATTCCACGCCCATTTCGCCTTATCAAGCTCAGCCCGAAGCCTGGCGCACTCCTTGGCCTCGGTCGCGTGCATCTCCACAAGCCCGAAGATGTCCTGGCGCGCCTTGCGAAGCTGGGTTGTCAGCTCCTGCACCTCGTTCTCCAGCATGTGGCAGGAGTGTTTGTACATTTCCAGAGGGGTAGGGCAGCCCAGCCAATCGTCGGTTTCTTCAATGTCTAGCGGATCCACGGGCAAAGCCTCAGTATTGCTGTTTGGATATACAGTAATCGAGGGTCGACAATTTGGGCGAGGGTGAGGCGACGAGCTGTAGGGGGTTTGGTTGTGAGCGGTCGTTACGTCGATCCGCTCGCTGGTGTGACCAAATCGGCCCAAACCTGCATCATTTCCCTGCGTTGCTCCAGGTACGCGGCATGGTTGTACACGTCGCGAATGAAGCTGGTATCGGCATGGGCAAGCTGACGCTCGATCCAATCGCGGTTGTATCCGCGGCCGTTCATTTCCGTCGAGAACAAATGCCGGAAGCCGTGAGGCGACTGCTTGCCGGTGAGGCCGCACGCCTCCATCACATTGTTCGCGTAATTGGTGCCGATGGGCATGGTTGGATCGCTGCGGTTGGTGAAGACATATCGCAGATGGCCGGTAACTGGCAGCATTTCCTCGAGCAGTTCTATGGCCTGGCGCGGCAATGGCACTACATGGTCGCGGCGCATTTTCATCTTGGCCGCCGGCGTCGTCCAGGTCTTGGCGTCGAAATCAATCTCAGACCATTCTGCGTGACGAACTTCGCCCGGGCGGGAGGCGGTGTAGATCATCAGCATGAACGCGGACCGGAGCTGCTGGCCCGCGACACTCTGCAGGATGGTCGCCATCGTCTTCGGCAGTTCGCTGAACGGCAAGAAGGGGTGATGCTTGTGCTGGCCGATCTTCTCCGTCACCGCGTGCATCTCTGCCGTTGGGTTGGTGTCGAGCAGGCCGATGGCGATGGCATAGCTGAATACCTGGCCCATGCGCTGGCGAACCTTCACGGCAGTGGCCACCGATCCGCGTTTTTCGATTTTTCGAATCAGGGCGATGACATCGGCCCGCTTTATTGATTCGATCTGCCGATCGCCAAAGGTCGGCAGGACATCAAGTTCCATGGCGTTGCTGATAATCCGGTATGTCCCAGGCGAAATACTCCCCTTCCTGAAAGCCAGCCACTCGTCGTAGATCTTGCGAAAAGTCCGGCTGTTGGCCTCTATTAGTCCTGCTTTTTTATCCTTCCTCGATTCGCGCGGATCAATGCCGCGTGCAATGTCCTCCCGCGCTTCGTCCCTTTGGGCTCGCGCTTCCTTAAGGCCCGTATCCGGGTACGTTCCGAACGAAATCCTCACCTGCTTCCCAAGCCAAGTGAATCGAAAGTGCCAGCTTTTGATGCCGCTGGGCGCGACAAAGAGCGAAAGACCGAGAGAGTCGGGCAGCGTGTACGCCTTTTCCCTTGGCTTGGCCTGCCTGGCCGCGGTATCCGTGAGCGCCACTAGTACATCCTCTCAAATCTAATTCTGATGTACTGGATAATGTACTAACCCGATGGCATTGGGAAGGTATTGCGCGGTACACGCTGGTACGCTCATGTCAGTGTTACTAGGGGTTTTGTGGGTGTTGGTGAGACGGCGGGGTTTTAGATGGGAGGCAACCGTGGAATCTTTGAAGATTTCCACGGATTAACCTGTAGGGCTTGAATACAGCGGGTTCTGGTGGGTTGTCAGTATCTGGTGTACTGATCAATGTACTGATTGGTCGTTGCTGGGCGTGATTGAGGTCATCCATTCAGCGATTGCCGACTGGCGCCAGGCGACCGAATTGGGCCCTATTCTAACCTGTTTTGGGAAGGTGCCCTCCCTGATCCTGCGATAAACCGTGTTTCGGCCCAGGCCGGTGGTGTGGAGCACCTCGTCGAGGCGCAGGAAACGATCGATGTTTTCTGTCGCTGCCATTTGAATCTCCTCGCCGCGGGCGGCGGATATTTAATGAGTGGTCACGCAGTCCTGCCCCACGGCAACCTGGCGTGCCTGTTGTTCAGTGCGGAAGGACATGTGCTGCTTGATACCGCCGCAGTCGGCGATGACCCACCAGAAGCCGCCAAAGCGGTGTGGGCCCTTGATGATCTTGGTGATGGTCACGATTCGCTCCGTGCCGCTCCTGGCGGCTGAGTGATTTACGCGGGGCGCGCCTTCTGGATGATGTAAATGACGATGCAGCCGGTGGCAGCGAGCCAGACCAGCGAGCCGAAGCCGGCAGTGATCAGGGCTGCGTCCGTTCCGTGCTCGAGCATTCCCGGGACGGCGTAGGCGAACCAGAGGAGGCTGACCAGCAGGTACAGCAGCGCGCCGATCAGGACTTCGAACAGTTTTTTTGCAGACATGGGTGTGCTCCATGCCGCGCGTGGCGGCAGAAGGTGGTTATTTGTCAGGCCAGCCGAGTGGCATGCCGTCAGGTCGCATCAAATGCGCTGGCAGGTCCTCGCGCATGCACATGGGCGCCGTGCCTGGCACGCCACAGGTCGGGCATCCAGGCGGGCCGCCGTGGCATATCGAGTGGATGACGGGAAACCCGCTGACGCAGCGCACCTTCTCAGCGTCGTATTCGCTACAAGGAATTCTTTCGGACATGGGAATACCTCGCCCGCCGTTCACCGGCAGGCTGTAGGGGGATTGGGGTTAGGGGAGGGTGATACCGATTTTCGCTGCAACGCCGGTGATCGCTCGGCGAAGCGCCCCGCTACGGGATTCCTCGCCAAGCCATGCGATTGTTTCGCCGAATCCTCGACGCTGGACAGTCACGCACTGGATGCTCGACCACCATTCAATATCGAGCAGCAGGGCTACCGCCAAACGCAAGGCATCGCCGTCGTCATCTAGCGGACGCCATAGACGGTACTGTTTTCGGTCGCCAATGCGCAGACAGTTTCTGGCTTTCTCGTAGCAAAGGATCGGGCCGATTCCAGCGGCACGCGCTGCACGCTCCAGCAGTTGCTGATCATTCATGGCCTCGGCCCTCGATACACGAGCCAGGCCATGTAGAGCAGGGGGAGGATCATGGCGTCACCTCTTTGATATGGCTCTCTACCCATTTGCGCATCCGTTGCCAGCGCTGTTCCGGGGTTTCGTTCCAGCCACACTCGTCGTTCTCAAACACGACCTCGGCGGCCATGGCTGGTGCTATTCCGAAAGCGCCCGAAACTGTCTCTCGGCAATGCGCATCGATGGCGCTCATATCGATACCGCGCTTCGCGCCGAGAACACCGAGGGTGCAGAACTGGCCGTCGGCTTCGAGAGTGTCTGCCACCAGCCGCTTCTCACGCATGGCGTCCAGCGCATCGCGCAGCTCGACAAGGAAAGCCTGTCCTCGCTTCCCGCTAAGCGCCGAATTCACGGCGCCACGCCAGCGGATCAGATCCCATCCGCCGCAATCGTCGCTATATCCGCTTCGGCTCATGACGTCACCTCGCGGCGCGCCCACCAGCAGACCGGGCCGTCGTCGGTGTCGTGAATGGCCAGGCAGAACCAGCCTTCGCCGTCAGGGCGATCCGGCTCCCAGTAACTGCAATCGGGGTCGCCCGCTTCGAAATAACGCTCAGAGACCGCTTCGTCGCTGTGGTATTCGAGGCTCACCATCTTCACCTGCAGCCCTGTGTAGCGATCCACTCCTTGCACTTATCACCGTCGCCCTCGTCGAAGTCAGGCAGATCAGGGTGTTGGAACATGCCGTTTTCATCACGCACAACCGGCGCCGGCTGAATCAGTTTTATCGTTTCCATGGGCGAGCTCGTCCTTGCCGCTATAGCGGCTGACTTTGAAGGGGGAGGGGTTACGGGTAGTTCTTGCTGATTCGCTTGGCGATGGCTTCGAGCTTTTCGGCCATGACCCACATGTCGTTGTTGTCACGGCGGGAAACGACGGGCGCTCGGTGGACATTGCGCCCGATTAGGATCCCGGCGGCCAGCAGGATCAGCCAGGCCTCAACCTTGCGGCGAAGGAAGTACTTCATCGCTGCACCGCCGGGTGAGTTTCGTTCCACTGATCGAAGGCTTCCTGGGTGGTGGCCGCCGTGATCTTCTCATCGCAGGTGTAGCAATGCGCCACGCCGCTAGCGGCACCGACATCCCGGTGACCTTGCTTGCAGGGGTTCATGTGCCAGTCGTCATCTTTTGGCTGAAGGTACTCCCGCATATCCGAGAGCACCAAATCATGTTCCAGGTCATTCGGCGCGACATCTTCGTGGTAGCGGATCTCGGCGTCGAAGTTGGCGACCATGCGCTGTATCAACGATGTTGCCGTATCGTTCCGCTGATCCGCTGCGTTCAGGCGCTGCTGCAGGGCGTCACGCTCGGCGGTCACGCGGTCGTAATCGGAAGCCCGAACAATCTCGACGGCGCCGAGTGCTCCGTGGGCGTAACACTGCTGATCTCCGTCCAACTTGAAAAGCTGAACGTGATATCGCTTCACTTCGCTCATTCTGCAATCTCCATCGATACCAGATCATGGGCATTCACGACCTTCATGCCGAGCTCCTTGCCGATGTGCACTTCGAGACTGGCGCCGCGGGAATCTTGCCAGCCGGGCAGGGTGGCCACGGTGTCGCAGTCCATGAGGGCGGCGATGTCGCGGCGCATGCATTCGCTCCAGGTCCCGGGCTCCGGGTTCAGCTCAGCGGGGTTGATGACGGTGTGGCCCGCGGCGCGAAGTCTGTCGGCAGTGGCGTGGAACAGCGGGAAGTTCAGGTCCAGCATGCTGGTCATGGGACCGCTGAGGTAAATCCGTTTCACGGAGAGTCCTTTGCCGGGGCATGCCCGGGCGGTGGAGTGGGGGAGTTCAGAGTTGTTTCAGGAGCCGCTGGCCGATCCAGCGAACGACGGTGACGGCCTTGCTGTTGCCGATGGCTTTGTAGCGCGGGCCGTCGGCAGCGGCTTGCAGGCACTGCTCAAAAGTCATTCGGCCGCCGCGCATGAGGTACTTCGCGAAATCGGCATCAAGCTTTTCCGGCCGAATGGATCGGCCGTACGGGATCAGCGTGTAGTCATCAGGCATACCTTGGAGCCGCTCGCACTCACGCGGAGTAAGCCGCCGAACGCCGGTAGCGGCCTGGGTGATTGGCTGGCCGCGTCCGGTGCCGTCCTCACTGCCATCGAAGCCATCAGCCTTCAATGTGTGCGTTATTTCGCCAGTTATGCAGACGGCTACCTGGCCACCAGCATTCGCATGGCTGCCCGAGTGGTTCATGGCGCGCAGCGTTGGGGCGATCTCCCCGGCATCAGCGCCGTGATCCTTGCAGGAGAACGCCAGCACCGCGTTTTCCTGACCGTTGTTCCTGCCCAGGGCGTGTGCCTGCTCGATGCTGACACATGGGTCTTGCGTGCCATGCACCACAAGCAGCGATTCTCTGCTTTCGTGATCGCCGTATTGGTTTGTTGTGAGCGGAGCGGTAACAACGAACGTCTCGGTTTCGGCATCCATCCTTGTCCCGCCAGGATGTGCGCTGAGAGCTGTTGCCACTTCAGTCTGTTCGCAGTTGGCGCCTCCTCCGAACGCAATCAGCTGCCCGGCGGCAGCTTCGTCAGCTCCGAATCTCCATCCGCCACCCGGCGAAGTGCCTCCAAGAGTGCCAACGGGAGAGTCCTGCCCCTGGCCTCGGCCCGGCGCAGTATCCCGGCGCAGGCCTTCGCGCTCAAAAAGTACCTCGGCGGGATCGAATCTGTCTCGAGCACTTGCGACAACGAACACACGGCGGCGTCGTTGGGCCAGGCCGAAATATTGGGCGTCCAGGACCCGCCACGCGATTGTTCTTTTGGGTCCATACACACAACCAGCGTCCGGCCATTTCTTCCCTGAAGGCTGCAGTTCGCAGTCTTCCCCAGCAAGCGCGCCAAGAAAGCATCCGAAGGCGTTACCTTTGTCACTGAGGACGCCGGGGACGTTCTCCCAGACGATGACGCTGGCGGGCTTTCGCTGGCCGGCGCGAACATAGTCAACTGCATCTGCAAGCTCCACGTATTTGATGGTGAGGGCGCCGCGGGGATCGGTGAGGCCTTCGCGCATGCCGGCGACCGAGAAGGCCTGGCATGGCGTTCCGCCGACCAGCACGTCGGGTGCCGGGATCTTGCCGGCCAGTACCAGGGCCCCGAGCTTGGTCATGTCGCCCAGGTTAGGAACGTTCGGGTAATGGTGGGCCAGGACGGCGCTGGGGAAAGCTTCGATCTCGGCGAACCATGTTGCGCGCATGCCCAGCGGTCGCCAGGCTTGAGTCGCAGCCTCGATGCCGGAGCACACCGAACCGTATGTAATTTCCATGAGAGGGCCTCGCCGGTTGGCGTGATTCGAGTTTGTGGGTTTATTTCTTCGGATAGGTCTTGGTCAGGCTGCCGTTGACCGTGTTGCCGCGCTTCAGCACGACGCGGGCCAGCGCCGCCCGATCTTTCTCGCTGTGGCTGGCTTGGCTCAGCAAGCCGAAGTAGCTGTTGGCGGTTTCTCGCAGATCCTCGGCGGGCGCCTGGGCCGTTCGCTTCAGGGCCTGAGCAAGGGATCGCTTGCGAGTAGTGCGCCGCCACGGCTTGATGACGTGCCCGACGAAGTCGACGCCCCGGTCAACCGGCTGCAAGATTGTCTTGCTGGGGTTGAGCCTGGCGCCCAGGCTGGGCAGGAACGCCTCAACCTGGGCCAGCCAGGCGTTGAGCTGTTGCGGCGACTCATGTAGGAACACGAAGTCATCGACGTAGCGGACATAGTGCTTGGTGCCGAGCTGGTGTTTGGCGAACTGGTCCAGGGCATTGAGGTACACGTTGGCGAAGAACTGCGACGACAGGTTGCCGATAGGCAGGCCCAGGCGGGCAGGTTGCGCGGTCAGGCGTTTGTGCTGTGGCACTCGGTTGAACAGATGGGCCGGGCTGCGCACCTCGTAATCCTCGCGAGGGTCATGCATCAGGATCTGCTCAGCGAGGGCCAGCCACCAGGGTTCAGTGATCTTGGCGGCCAACTGCCGACGCAGTACCTCTTTGTCGATGGCGACAAAGAAGTTCGCCAGGTCGCATTTCAGGTAAAAAATCGGCTTCGACCAGTTCTCGCTGGCGCTGCGGATTTTCGACTCAAGGCGCTTTGCGGCGTACAACGTGCCGCGCCCCGGGATGCACGCGCAACTGTCCGCTATGAAGCTGGCGTAGAAGCGCGGTGCCACATGGTTGTACAGCAGGTGGTGGACGACGCGGTCCCGAAAGGCTGCTGCCCAGACTTCCCGGGCTTTCGGTCGGGTGACCACAAAGCAGATGGAGCGGCCTGGCCGGTATGTGCCGGCGATCAGGTCGTTGTGCAGCTCGATCAGGTTCCGTTCCAGGTCCATTTCGAAAGCCAGCGCGCTGTCGCTGTTGCGCTTGGAGCGTCGGCAGTCGTAATAAGCCTGGACAAGATCGCTGAACGGGTATGGACCAACGTTCGAATCTGCGGACGGGGCGGACGCGGAGCTCGTTGTTCTTGTCGTTGTTGTTCTGATTGCCATCATCGAAGTTCATGTTGAATGCGTTGTTGGCGGAGCGCTGCGACCTATCGTGCTATCTACGTCGCCAGGCCGAAGGCGGAGCCGATCAGCGAGGAAACTGCGCGAGACCTACACGGACGCTTTAGACCGGCGGTATCTCTTGTGCGCATGGCGGAGGCCAGAAGGCCAGCGGCACGACCAGATTCAATTCGCACAGACCAGAAAGCCGTAACTCTCAGGTGGCGGGCGCGGTTGGGGTGGAGCGTTTCCAGGCGTTCGCCTGTTTGCCAATTGAGGTGGTCACCTCGATTGCCTTGGCATGCTGCGGGACGCTGATAAAGCGGCTTTCCTTGAAAAGCCGCATCAGGAACTCGATGACCTGGACCTTCTCGACCAGCGAGGTCAGGTGTGGATGTTTGTCCCGGGTCGAGTTGGCCCGGGCAATCAACATCAGCACGTCGATGCACTCATCAATCACCCGCTTGCCAAGCGACTGCTTCAGGTCGCGGGGAATGTTTCGGGTAAGGTTCGTAGACATCTGGAGTAGACCCATCGAAACCTTGTAGATTTGCAACTCCGTGTGCATCGCCATCGGCGCGCCCTCCTTGGGCCACCGGCCGCAAGCGGCCGGATTAAATAAGCAAATTAATCAATCAATTGACTGCGGACGGGGCGGACGCGGAGCTCGCTGAACTTGACGCTGGTGCCCTGAGTGCCATCATCGAAGTACATGCCGCATGCGCTGTCGGCGGAGCGCTGCGAACTCGACCAGTAGGCACGATCCTGGAAGGCTTCAGGGCCGTCTTCCTGGAAGGCCTCGATGCTGGTTTGGGTCGGCGACTCATCGGTGTACAGAAGGCCAACCGGCTCGCTGTTGGGGTTGTCACCGTTGCGACCGTAAGCCCAGTTCTCTTCGGTCGTTGGCTTGAAGTAACGGTACTGCATCTCCTGCACGTCGCGGGCTGGGATCGCCCAATCGGTGAAGCCGCCGATGTCCAGGGCCAGGACCTTCTGCGCCAGCTCGCTGCCGGCGGCAGCCATGGCCTCGGTGTTGGCCCGGCTGTCGGTGAAGCTGTCGGCTCCGTCGATTTTCTCGCCGTACTTGCCCCAGGCACCGACCAGCTCATACTCGGCGCCGGCGGTGATGTTCAGGTAACGCTTGCCGGTGGCCGGGTCACGAGTGATGCCGGAGAAGAAACCGCCGCCGAAGGGCTGGCCGATTTCCGGGATGGTCAATGCTGGTGCTGCTTGAGCTACTGCGGACATGGTCTTTCCTCTTTTCGAAGGCAACAAAAAAGGCGCTGCTGCGCCCGGTGCCGGATCAAGAACGAATGGATGAAGGATTAAATAAAGAATCTGCGGACGGGGCGGACGCGGAGCTCGTTGAACTTGGCGTCGTAGTCCTGACCGCCATCAACGAAGAACACGTAGAACGCGTAGTAGGCGGAGCGCTGCGAACTCGACCAGTAGTAGCAGTCCTGGGCGAAGATCTCGGGGCAGTTCAGCCAGCCCTGGTACAGCTCGGCGGCGGCAGGCAGGTAGAAGTCATGACGACCATCGGCCTGGTACTCGGCGCAGGCATTTGCGGCCGGGTGCTCGTTGTCATCAACGTTGCACAGCACTTCTGTGTTGGTGTGGCCGTCGGTCTTGCTGAGGCCTTTCACCTCAACTCCACGGCCACCCCACTCATGGTCGCCGACATCGCTCGCAGCGAAGATCAGGTAATGCGCCGGGACATCGCCGCGAGCGGCAACGTGGCCGCCGTTGATGCCGCCTTGGCCGGGCCAGTACTCGCCCAGGGCCGGAATGGCGGCCGGCGCTTCGGGCGTGAAATTCGCCGCTGGCGGGATAGAGCTTACGAACAGGGCGGCGATTGCAATCTCTGCCAGCCTTGGGCGGGCCACTTTGAAGTGGATGCCATTGTGTTCCAGTTTCACCATTTCAGCTTTCATGGAGTTTCCTCGGGATGACGCCAGACCCGTCACCGGGTTGTCGGCGTTTTTGATTATTCGTCGTGGCAGATGCGAAGGGATTCGTGGGCGAAGGCAAGTTTCAATTTGCGCGACACGTTTTCGGGTATCACGTATTCGTGTCGCGGAGGCTCCAGAAGGGGCAGGGCGCCACCCGGGCCCAGGCCGTGCAGGTGATGAATCATCAGCGTGATCGCCTCGCCCTGTTCCTCGATGCCGGACCAGGCCATCAGCTCAGCCAATGCCTGGCGGGTGCCGGCCATGGCGTGAAATCTGATTTCCTCTTCGCCGCGGCTCTTTCGCTTCGCCGCGGTCTTCGCTGAGCGTTCTTTCTGAGCTGCAGCCATGCGTCACCCCTGCTTTTTCTTGTCGAAACAGGCCGGCTCTGGCCCTTTCCTGGCCTTTGGATAGTCGATGCCGAACTTGTCCAACAGATGGTTGAAGGTCTTGAAGGTGACGCCGAGCTGGCTCATGGCCTGGTATCGGGACAGACCAATTTCCTTGAAGCCCCTGATCCGCTCGGCGCGCTTGATGTCGTCCGCCTCGGTCGTGCGCTGCGGGCGGCGGTTACTGATAGCTGGCCGGAACTTGAACTCATTCTCTACAGCGATTCGCTGGAGCGTTCGCCGCGCCATGCCGGTCTGCGATATCACCTGTGCATAGGTCATCGTTTCGGCCATGTTCCGAATCCGCTCGATCAGGTCGACCCTTTCCTTTTCCCGCTGAGCCTGCCGCTCTTCACGCTCGATGTCCCGCTGCGCCATCTTGTCGAGCCATACCGAGGCTTCCGGCTTGGCCTTGACCTTTGGCTTCACCTTCCTGGGCGGCGGCTCATGCCGCGGCGGTGGCGGCGCGAAGCTTGGACTGGGAAGGACCGCAATAGCCCCTCCCTTGCTCAAGAACGCCTCCTGGAGCAGGGCTAGTTCGTGGCGCCGAGGGTCGAGCATTTGGATCATGCTGAGTTCGGTACTGATCATGCTGCTGTGCTCCTCAACTTCTGCTCGTACTCGTCGACCAGTAGCTTGAACTGCCACAGGTCTTCCTCGAGCTTTTCGATGTAGTCGTCGTCGCGCTGGAACTCTTTCCACCAAAGCTGTCGGCCGACTGGCTCTAGGGCCGGGCAGTACATGCCCACATGCCAGAACTTGCGGCCGGTGATCCACATGCAGCCCTGCACCTGATCCATGATCCCGCTGGCATCGTTGTCGATGTGGAAGGCGCGCAGCTTCTCGGGCGCCAGGAAGCACTTGTACTCGCTGCCACCATCCTCGCCGATCAAGCCATCAGCGCTGGCGCCGAATGCACCGTCGTCGGTGGTTACGAACCCGGCGCGCTCAACCATCAGGCCGGTCTGTAGTTCATGCTCCATTCGCGCTTGCGGCTCCAGTTCGTGGCCGCGCTTCATCTGCCAGGTTTCGAACCCTCCGTCGAGGGCGGTGCCACTGATGCGCTCAACAGCGAGGCCGAATGCATAATTCATGGCCGCTTCGGATGGCTCGCCAACTGGTTCGCCGGCAAGCGCTCGGCGCACCACATCAGCCTTGGGCGCGGCCTTGTATTCAGCCTCGGCGCGGGCATCAGTCTCTGGCTTACCGGCAAGAAGCGCCGATACATAAATCTGCTGCTGGGCAGT